TTTTGTTCAGATGTACCTATAAAACAGTCATCATTTTTATCATAAGAGAAAATCATGTCGCATGCAGGATTTTTTACTATGATAACACCATCATATGTCCAATCAACTAATGGTTCGGTTATCTCAACTGTTTGTTGTCTGTACGGTTTAGTCTCATAATTATAACGAGACGAGGTATCAAATTTATAATCACCTATCCTTTTATGTGTAACCACAATATGTGCCCACTTTGTAGGATTACCTGCAGCCTGTGTCCAGTTGCAGAACTCACCCTCAAACCAGTCACAAAATTTTTCTAATTCCAACGAAACGGGCATTTGCCTTCTTTACTCACTCTACCTTTAATTATGTCCCATGCACTGAACATGGTAAATTTCCTTAATGTATTATTCTCATTCAATTGCTTGACCATTTTCTCTGGAACATCTCTCTGCTCTAACTTGAAGTCTGAATCAGATCGTTTAGAATATAGTCTAAAGTAATATAATGGTGTGCCTTTGGGTAAGAATATGTCACTATCCAATACTTTGACACCAACAACCATAGGTCTAAACCATACAGATATTGGAAATGTAGCAGGTATTAGTTCTAGTCCATATCGAGAGAGGAGAGGGTGAGGGATCTGTTCAATCCATACATCTTTATCTTCTGTCCATATAGACATTACATATTTCATTTGAATCTCTGGGTGAGATCCACTCAACCAGTTATCACCTAACTGAAAGTAATCATCATATGCTTCTTGTGTTAAATTAGTTTCAATCTTAAATTGTTTTACCTTAATTCCAAGATCAAAAGGTTGTGTAACTACCCATGTGTTATCAGTCCACTTCTTCCATGCAGGACATTTGGCATGATCATATTTCATATCATATCCAGTCTTATATGGTTTTGGTGCTTCATAAAAATCAGGAGGTAGTTGATTACCATCCTCCCCGATTCTATATGACCAATATGCTTTCTTCATTTCTCAAAGTAATTAATATTCAATACTAATCTACGTTCTACATTAGTGGCAGGAATACCACGATGTTCGTGATCAGTGTCAAATATCACAGCAGTATTCTCCATAGAGTATACCTTTCTACCTGATCTAAACTCAGTATATCCATCACAAGTATTCAAATAAATGACACAAGTTTTACTTGGTGTACTTAGTTGCCAATCAGTATGCCATATTTGATCAGGTGCATTTCTAGGAGTTGCATTAAATTTAACTCTCAGAATCGCAATAGCATTTAATTGAGTAGTACACTTCGCCAAACATTGCATCAATGTAGGTGACACACTAGGATGAAACTGATGATCATAATATGATAAATTAACATACTGCTCTGGTTCGCCAGGTGTATGGGGAAAATACCACGGAAAATTTTTATCAGTTACTTGGTTTTTAAGTTCAGAAAATACTGAGGGGTTAAGAAACTGGTTGATCACCTGCATCTTCTTCCTCCATTGCTTTATCTATTTCTGCTGCAGTTTTTTCATTTCGTGAACCAAGACCTTTACCTGGTGGGTTCTTCATAAAAGGACTCTCAGGATTAGGAATTACGTTCTTATTTTTATCGTATTTACTTGGGTCAACTCTTCTAATCTTACCCTTGTTTGCTTTGCACTTTTTAATTACTTCAATAGCATCACCAACAGTGACTATATTACCTGCTTCCTCGTCAGGTATTTCAACTGCAAAGCATTCCTCCAAGAACATAACGAGTTCAACCATATCAAGTGAATCTAACATTAGGTCATCACCTAACTTAGAATCCCATGTAATCTCAATCTCTTTCCCTGTTTCCTTGTCAACAAGTCTATCCATAATGGTTTCCTTAATTGCAAGCTTGGCAATAGTAAGCATGGTCTGTTTTGACACACGCTTTGATTGCTTAAGAAGAGTTCTAATTTCAGTATAAGTTTGATTGTATGCCATTAAACGTAAACTACCTCATTGTTTAAACATGATTCTCGAACCATATCGAGTATTCTAATAAATTGGTCACCATCATCACAATCAATTGTTCTAAGGTTACCATCACTACTTAGTAGTGTAAACCTTCTTTTAGGAATGTCAACCGTAATCTTGTCAAGGACTTCATCATCTGGGAACATAAGTCAACTCCAAAAAGTACCTCTTGATAATAGCATACGTTTCTCAGTTTGTAAAGTAGGGTGTGTCACTTTTTCTAGTGGCACGTCTTTTTACCTCTGAGACCTTCTCTATGAGAGACTTACCTATATCACGATTCTCCATCATATGATGCATACATTTTTCTCTATCTTTATCTTCTCGAACTAATCCTTCGACGTAATCGTCTAAATGTTTTGCAAGAATATCTTTTAGAAAATTTGCTTCTTGCTTGGTTACTGACATGTGAAAAGTCATATGTGTTAATTGAAATCTACATTCAATTCAAGTATATTGCAGTAGCATCCATATCTATGTTGCCACCTGCGATAACATTTATATTTCCAGATGCATAAGTTTGCATGTCACCACTGTGTACATTAATATAATAACTCTGGGATTGTGGGTCATCGACTGAGTCGATAAAGTTTCCCCCTTGCAAATCTTCTGCAGTATTACCAAATACATTCATTACAATTTTACCCCGAACAGTATCATACACATTCTTTTCTACCTGATCATACTTAGTACCCTTAGTATCGAATACCATGTTACCTTCACTTCTGGTAGTAATTACACCTGTGCTTGATGTTTGTGTTACTGTATGAAATTTATCCGTTGTATATTCTGCTGTTTTATAATGGGATTCATATGTTGTACCCTTATTAATAAATTCAGCAGTTTTTATTTTTGTGGTACCTCCTGTCTTCAATGAGTAATTTGATTTAGTCTCAGTAAGATAGTTACCACCAACAGTAAGTTTGTAATTACCATTGACTCTATGGCTGAAGTCTCCTTCGCATTCATAATGTGTGTCTCCCTCAACATATATTCTGAGATCACCTCTTACAGTGAGACTCATCATATCTGAATCAGGGTTCCTCCCCACTTCAAAAACTGTATTCCGATCAGACCTTACGATAAAGTCTTGATGAGATTTGATCTGGGTGTTCTTTTTAACATCCATATCAATGTAGTTCTTGGTTATCCCATGAACTAATCTCACTCTTTGACCATTAGCGGTGTTGTTCATTTCTAAGAAATGTCCGCATGAGGTTGTCTGCACCCAATTGTGCGGCCACATTATCGGATTGTCTGGGGTATTGTTGGAAGTTTCAGTACCCCCACTAAATCTATTTAAACTCATTGCTCTAACATGGGATGTCCCACGCAATCTATGTAGGTCTGTGATGTTGGTAATCCTGCCAATATCTCCTTCACTTTAATAGGTCCTGCGTATTCATATAGTAACACAACTACAGCACCACCGCCTAATCCAGCCTTATCTTTGACTTTGGGTGCAACAAAACCAAGAACTTTTTCGGTGAGAACAGGGTTTACAATCTTCCCATTTTCATCAACATCTGCCTTGCCAATTTCTTTCTCGTCCTTACCTATACCAATAGTTATGATCGGTTCTTTATAATTCTTACCAACATTAATAGTCTGTACTTCTTCAGCAACTGGAATCAGATCACCACAATTAGCATATATTGCTTTTGCTTCTGGGGGTACTACTAAATCAGGATACTTCTTAGTAAAGTTAAGTACAAATTCATAGTTAGACTTTGTTTTTAATTTCATTCCAATTTCTACATTTGGTTCAAATGACTTATCAATAGTTGCAATGATCATTTGACTCTCAGAATATGCGACATCAACAACCTGCATTACATCTGGATTTGTTGTGTCTTCTGTACCATCAGCATAGGCTACTAGATATAAAAGATCACCATCACTGACCTCATTAGCGAGTCCACCCTTAGGAATGAGATAGTTCCACTGTTCATTGGGGCAGAATGTTTCGGCAGGATCAAATCCATATCCTATACCAGGTTTTACTACAGCAATAGATTCAATCTTACCATCTTTGATGTTAGGTTTAAACTCTGCTCCACCACCTTCAGGTTCATTACATGTAAATTGTGCACGAGCTTGTGCTGTCAAAGGAACTCCTGAACCTTTCTTCTTCGTCCATGCACCAAGTATAGAACCAATGTTATCAACAATAGGTAATGCTTTAACAGGAGTAGTGGACTGTAAATTATCCCATACTATTTCTGGGAAACATGGTTTCTTATTGAATATAGAGTTAGAACAATTCAAAGGCAGTGATGCATCACTACCCATGAATTTAAAGTCTTCAAATCTTTCTATAGGTCCTCTAGTGTCAAAGTCATCCTCAGTAAATCCAGTTGCCTTACCGTCTGCACTGTCTAGTTTAACCATCTTACCAGTCTTAGTGTTAAACAACATCTGTTGCCCTAAGTAAGTACCAGCAACATGATCATTTTTAACCTCACCATCTATAGGTGTAAATTGGTTAGGTGGTTGAACTTCGTACTGATTGGTCTTATCATTTGCTTCATCTCTACCTCTTTTCTTAGGTCCATGACATGTTTCATATGTAGATGCTTTACTAGCACATGTCAATTCTCCATCACAGAATAGATCAAGAAGATCAGCAATATTTTGTACTAATCCTTCAATCATATCCATAGCACCTTTGATCTTAGAAATTACACCTTCTATCGCACTTAATGCTTTATCAATCAGATCCATTATCTTATTCATGATACTAGCAAGAATATCTTGAATTAAGCATAGTACACTATCAAGTGCTCTCTCAAACAAATCCTTAAGTAAATTTTCAATAAAATCTTTTATGTCATCCAATAAAGTATCAAACAAACATTCAATAACTTTAGCAAGACCCTTCTTTTCTTTCTTAATGTCTTTATCTTTTTCTGGATCTGGTTCTGCAATATCATCTAACTTATCTGATATCGTTTCGTCGAGTTTTTCCATCACGACACCCTTGATATTCTTAGTCAGACCATTTAATTTCTTATTGATTCTAAGTGCAGCAGTTCTTGTTTCATAGGCAACATCCAGAATATCACCTGTTTTCTTATCAATAAAGTTGCCATCCTCGTTCTTCTCAGTCCTACGGGCAAACTCCATAAACTCATTAATTACATTCTCTATCTTGGTAGACGGTTCACCTCCACACTTACCCTCAGCCAGATTTACAGACTTGCACTTGTCTTTATCTACATACTCAGCAATTGTGGCAAGTTCTTTTCCTTTACCTCTATTGTTTACAGTAAATGATGAAGATTCATCATCTCCATTACCATCTCCATTACCATTTTGTCCTGTCTCTTCTTCTTTACATTTTTCTTGCAATCCTGTTTTTGGATTTATACAAACATTAGATCCTGTACTATGTGTACCCGATCCACTTTCATCTCCATGAACCTTGGGATCATAGTCACCAGCTACCAGCTTAGGAAATGGTTCGTCTTCATCATTAGTTGTTTTATATGGTGCATCTGGATTTTCATCACCGATTGTACCTACAATTATAGGCAATTGTGCACTTGCACCATCCATAAAGAATCCAACCACCCAGCCGTTTAATTGTAGCTGATGGTTCATACCAATACCAGATCTTTGTGCTGCAGTATTGGGCATCATCACAGTTGCCCATGGTAGATCGTAACTGGTTAGTTCTTTTCTGCTTGGATTATGATACCCTAAAATTCTAACTTTAGCTTTGTTAGTTTCATCTTTATCGTCTGGAAACTCTTCTGTACCCGCACCAGTATTCTCGACTTGTCCAACCCACCAGTTAAACCCGTCTTTTCCGATAAAATTAGCAGTTGATTCTAACATTAATTAATTTACCATCTCATTGTTTGCATTATAGGTCGTATTTAGTACATCACCTGCACTATCAGTATATAAAGTCATCTTCGTTGTCATTTGATCTCGACTAGAAACAAATTCCCTTTCAATCCGACCTATAACATATAATCCACTATTTGCTGTATCTAATTTCCTTTCTTTACCCGCATAACTTGTTAATTCCACAATCTGACCCACTCTTGGTAAAAGATTTCCTGAAAATTCTATTTCAACTTTTTTATTGTAAAATAATTTTTCCCTTAAACTGGATTGTGATAATAATTTTGTAATATCCTGTGTGAACTTACCTTCAGTGAAGAGTGCAGAGTCTACAACCTTAGACATAATTCTAGTTGGAACTGTGTTCTGCTTAAATTTCTCAAAATATTTCGGAAGTGCAACATCACCGTTCATTTTAGGAACACTGTCATAATATTTATGTATATTAAAATCAAATTCTTTATATCCCAAATCCTTCATATCAAATGTCATTACTTTACTATTAAAAGAACCTATATTCAATCCCATTAATATGTCACCAGTCTCTATAACGTTCATTTTACTTGGAGCTATAACCTCTGGATCTTCTGGTTCCTCTGGAGGTTTTTCATATCCAACAATAACTTTGTATGCGAAACGTTCTTCGCAAAAACTATCATATGAACGAAAAACATATCCATCAGCATTTTCATAGAATGCAAAACCTGCACTAGCATTTTTAGTGCTTTTTGTACTTGCAGGTATAGATTTGGCTGCCAAATACTGTATAATAGTAAATGGTGACCAGTATGCAGACACAAATGAGAAGTTATTTTTAGTCTTACGAGCATCAATATTTCTTGTAGTCCCTAAAATTCCTAAAAGTAGGTCATCTTTAACAATTTTATCTATGGTTTTTCCTCCACCAGATCCAAACCTACGAGATATTTTTGCTACAGCATTGTTAATTAAATCAGGACTACAGCAAAGTAAAGTTCCTTTGGATTTACCATCTTGTATTTCTCTAGCTTGTACATCATATACTATCAAATTTGAAGCAAAAGTATTACCCAAATCATCTGCAAACTCAATATAAACAGGTTCCATACCTTGAACTGTAGATAAAACAGGTTCTGCTGTATCTGTTAATGATATGAACATTTGAATTGATGCACTTTTTATATCTTCAATATAAGTTAGACTCAATAAATTATTAATGGAAAAAAGTCTGTCTTCTCCATTAATACCTACTATTAATCTAGTTAATTGAAAATTACCTTGTGATTTCATGTAAATTGAGCTGTATTAGCGTATTCTGTAAAAAATATGGATGACTTTACAATTGATGTTGCCATTCCCGTGCCAGATTCCATATCAAAATTAGGAATCGCTGGGTTCGCAGTAGACATACCACCACCGCCACCACTTCCTTGCTGTAAGGCAGAAGTTGTTTCTTGGGTTAATAAATTACCCTGATTAAGAACATTATTAGTCAGATCACTTAACATACTCATACTATTTGTATTAGTTGTTGAAGATATATCTCCACCCATATTAGAAATAGGATTAAAAACATTTGCAATAGTATTACTACCCCCAAGATTAGTCATGCTATTAGAAAGACTGCTCATAATACTTGTCAATCCACCACCACCTTGGTTTATTCCATTGATAGTAACACCATCACCATTACCAAATGCTTCTATCATTCTTCTTCTCTGTTGTAAAGCATTAACTACACCGCCCATAGTTGTTTCAGTAGATACTCCATGATCTCTGTCTTTTGCTAACCCAAAGAAATTTTGTACCGTTGAAACAATACCTCCACCACCACCTTGGTTAACACTCTTACCTATACCGTGTAATTTGGTGACATTACCACCCATAGGTTTACCTTTATCTTGTTGATTTCTTCCAATAAGTCTTTGGAACCAACTAAACCAAGTGTTACCACCTTGTTCGGTATTTTTTTCTAGATTATTGACATCTACCCTCTGGTTTGCAGTTTCATAAGAAAGTCCCATAGCATGACTAATCATAGTCATAGAATCGGTAATATTCTCCTGCATTTCTTCACTTGTTGCAGGTATTTTACCCAACAATCCCATCAATCCAACCGCAGCTGCCTTAATAGGCAATGCTAATGAAGCACCAAATGCATCTTTCAGACGCTGATCTATTTGGAAATCATCTTCTAATTTATTAGAAATATTTTTTTCAAATGTATCATCAAATCCACTTTCTTCCAACGATTTAGATGAAGGTTTGTCTTGTGGAGAAAAATCTTTACCACCACCGCCACCAGGTCCTGCCCTCATTCCTGATGTTATACCACCTTCCGCAAATTTTTGAGTTATACCCCCATCAATATTAGGTTGCATAGTATCTGGATTAATACCAGATTCCTCAAGATTATATGTTGTTGTGCTATCAGGCGGTGTTGGTGAATTTGGCATCAAATCCATCATACCCATACCCATAGGAGCAATAGAATCAACACCTGCACCACCCATACCACCTTGAGCAGATTCTTTCATAAGGAAGTCATCACGAAGATCTGATTTAAACATTGATTGTAATAAATCATTTCTATTCTCAACCATGCCAGTCACACCTTGGACTGCGTTATTTAAAACCTCTATACCTATGTACTTGTCGTCTTTCATACTCTTGATGCTCCTTTACCAAATACACTTATAACCATATGTTGATCTTTTACCTGTTCTTCCACAGGTACATACTCTGTTCGTACCATAGCAACTGGAACTACTTGTGGAACTGGTACAATTTGCGTACCACCGCCACCGCCACCTACATTAGTTTGGTTAACTGGAGAATCTATTAATTGTTGTTTCATTAAATTAACAGTTGATCCCATATTAACAAAGGCAGAAGAAATATCTTTTAAAACATCCTGTCCAGTTCCCACACTACCACCTTTATTATCTTTAGTTGGTTCCAATGTTGAACCACCACTAAAATAAGGCATTGGATCTACTCTATCTCCAGCACTATTAAATCTTTCAAAATGCAAGTGTGATTGGTTACTACCATCAGTACCAGGATAATAAGTAATTTCAGCTAATTTATCACCTTTATGTACTTTCTGTCCTGGTTCTACTGTATAATTACCTACATGTCCATAAAGATTAGCAGTACCATCCTTATGTACAACTACAACTGCTCCCCCATACTTACCAAACTTAGGAACAATTTGTTCAATTACTCCATCCTCTTGTGCATGTACTGGAGAATCTTCCCAGACTCCAATATCAATACCTCTGTGCATTCTGCTTCCACGCATACCATAAGGTGAACTGAATATTGGTTGTCCTTCTGGAAGAATTGTCTTCCACATTGCTTGTCCAGCTATCTTAATATTCTCACTAGCATTGCTACTACCTGTTGCACTTGCAGTTTCTAATCTCTTAATAGTATCAGCATCTTTAACCTCTTTACTTGCTATTGTCTGTGTACTTTTCTCACTAAAAATAGGAGGTAGATCTGGTAAATATATCTTCTCTACATATACATTCTTATCCGCACCTACTTGAGCAGCAACTCTTTTTGCTTCATTATATAAAGATGCTGCAGCGGGTGAGTTAGATGCCAAAGGACCAAGAAATGCAATAGCAGCACCTACCATAACAGATGCACCTTCTCTATATACTGCCGAAATAGCGTCTCCAATCTTGCTCATAGGTAAAATAAGTTCTGCTTCGCCTGCTTCACCAACTAATGTTTTTTGACCCATCTTTAAACCACGGGTAGGGGATGTGATGACAGATCCTGGTGATGGACCAGATCCTGCTGCTCCAAGTTGAATGGATCCTTCTTTGTTTTTATTTGTAGTACCAGCATTTGCACCAATACCTGCTCCTTGTTGTTGTCTACCAAATATACTATCATACATCCATCCACCTAACCAGTCACCAATCATACCACCAAGAACTCCTCCAACAATTCCACCTATAGGTCCTGTCAACCAACCAGCAATAGGTCCTCCACCAATGAAGGCACCAGCTGCAGCAAAAAGAGCTGCCATTGCCCATGATCCTAAAGTAGCACCTACTGCTCTGAAAATAGCTCGACCTATTGATTCTTTGAATATGGTTACCATAATAACCGCATCAATTATAGCACCAAGACCAAATGGAATCCTCTTGATGATCTTACCTGCACCACCTTTATAGAAAACTTTCAAGAAGGGCAAGAATTCATCCATATTCTTTAACACAAAACCAAATATTCTCTTTTTACTTGCCCTAGCAAAATCATCAACCTTAGTGGTAATAGGTCTGACAAAATTACCCATGGCATCCATCGCTCGTTCTCGAACACCTGGTCTTAATGGTCCCCAACCCAATCTGGTCATCCATTTTGGACGATTGGGTATCATATCTCCAATATATCTCTGAGCTCTTTTAAATATGTTAGTACCTGCTCTTGGACTTACCTTCTTAGCTTGTTCTAATGCATCGAGTGAGGTAAGTCCTTGTGCTTTGAAGTTACGATAAGCATCTATTTGCTTACCGCTAAGACCCATTTTTCTAAGTTTTTGATTTATTAACCTATTCTGCCTATGCTGCCTAAATCGGTTCTCTTTAGATTGTGGGAATCCTCTTCTGGGTCTTGGTCTCCTAAACCTTGGCCAAGCAAAACCTCTTCTCCTACGACGATACTCGTATTTTTTTGAGTAATCTAAATTAATTAAATCTTCAGGACCATCAGCAAATCCACCCATTCCATATAAACTGGTATTTCTATTTCTAAGATATTCAATATAATCCAGTTCAGTATCAAGAAATGCCACCATCCCATCACCAAAAGCAATTGCACTTTTGGTTAATTTACTAGTGTCGATGGTGATTGGTTCAGCCATTACCTTCTTTGTTTACGACGTTCCTCCTCTATTCTCTCTCTTTCTTTTTGCAAATGTTGAGATAATAGGTTCACATACACCTCACGTTCCCAAGGAATCATGTTCATAATATCTGTCAAGCTATATTTATGATGTTGAACGAGAGAAAAATTGGTTTGATAAAAGGTCATCAAGCCCTCATCGAAGAGGGCTATCCGAAAAAACTCACTAGACCTTCTATCGTTATCTTATTTTCCACCTTAGTTTTCGGATTAGTTACCATTAATGTATGAGAAAGCATAGGCATAGTATTGAAAAAATGTTGTATTTCATCAAATTGTGCTGCAGTTAACTTTTCCAACCACTCCCTTGCTTCCTTAAAACTAAAGGTTCCACAATCCTCTTGACCTACATAAACTCTCTTCACACATTTAGCAACTAAATCATATGGATCAATATCAGATCCTGTAAGGTTTACTGAGTTAAAGTAATCTAGGTTAGGATATTTCATTTCTAAAGTTATATCATCATCTAATTTAATTACATTAGTGTGATCTTTTGGGAAATCTACTTCTACATCATTAGCCAAGAATGAGACATCTACTTTTGTTTCCCCATCATCAGGACAAGTTACTTTCAATTTAAGTTCTTCACTAATTGATCTTGCACGTATTTGTAGAAATAAGTATTCAATATCAAATAGAGCAAGGTCATCTATTTTTACTCTAGTAATGAGGCAACCCTTCAAAATATTTTTAATAGCTTCTAGAATCTGAGCTTCATCTTCAGACTCCATTGCAATGATTAATATCTTTTGCTCTTTAACTAAGAAAGGACGATATTTGACTTTCTTTTTTGTAGAAGGCACCACCAACTCATAGGTTGGTGTAACAATATCAGGTAATGGCATAATTAATTAATTTTGTTTTTTCGCTAATGGTTTAAATGCAAACTGTTGGTATTCATAGAAGAATGCAACTTGGCATTTGACAGCTTGGGCTGGTCCTGCGGAATAAGGAACTGTCGAGAAAGAATATGGATATGCCTTTGCAAGTTTTACCTTAAAAGGATGTGTATATTCTTGTTTATTTAACATCCAACTTTCTCCTGTTGGAGCTGGAGGATTTCCAAGTTTTTCCTTAACAGGTTCCTTTTCTCCTCCAAACTTTTCTAGTTTAGTTATAGTTATATCGCAAGCATACTCATCATAATACCTTTGAGCATATGCCAAATGTTCATCAGAGAAATACTTACTACCGAAATCATATAACTTCTGTGGAGCTTCCACTTCAGACATAGGTTGTATACCTATAATCATATCTTGCCACAATTTAAAAAATGATATGGGTGTTGAATCTAAATCACAAATAAAACTTACATCAAGTTCGTTGTATAGTCTAGCAGTTGCCAACTTTGATGTCAACCCTTTTTTAGGTGCTCTAACATCAAATGTATTAAAACTACTACCAGGAATTTGAATTTCATCACACATCAAATTTAAAGAATATTGTTTATCCTTAAAACTACCTTTACCCAGTGCGTCATTAGCTTCCATAAATCGCAGCATTTCTGGTGCTGTTTGTATGTCAAACTGATATAGATTAGAAGAGGATACTCCTTTTCCAACTATTTTTTTAACGTAATTGAGTGTTGATATCTTAGGTGATCCCATAAATACTGATTATGAGTGATATATTTATTTAGTATGGCATATAAAGGAAAATACAGAGTAAAGAACTATCGCAAGTATAAAGGTGACCCTACGGGTGTAATATACCGTTCTTTGTGGGAAAAAAAGTTTATGGACTACTGTGATTCCAACAAAAATGTCATAGAATGGTCAAGTGAAGAGCATATTATTCCATATAAAGATCCCGTAGCAAAGAAATGGAGAAGGTATTTTCCTGATTTCTATATGAAAGTAAAAGAAGCAAACGGGAAAGTGCAATCATACTTAGTCGAGGTTAAGCCAAAGAAACAGGTCGATGAGCCTAAACCTCAAAAACGACATACCAAAAGGTATATAACGGAGGTTATGACCTATGCCACTAACAGAGCAAAATGGGACGCAGCAGAAGAATTCTGCAGAGACAGACTCTGGAAATTCAAAATCATCACAGAACGAGAGCTCAAAGTTTGATGCATGGATGAAAGGATTAAAAGGAAAGAGTATATCTAGACCCACATTAAGAAACACCGTCATGGAAATGTTATTTGATGGTGCAACAGATCAACCCCAAGTTGATAAATGGTATTATTTTGAATATGATCCTAAATTTAAAGATCAGTTGGGAGAATGGGATGAGTTCCCACTTATAAAAGTACTCGAAAAGAAGAACAATATATACCTTGGAGCGAATCTACATTACCTTAATGGTAAAGCTAGGTTATCCGCTATAAATACTGATAAGTATCCAAATTCTACCTTACATTATTACATTCCAAAGAATGCTGATAGCATTTTCTTTGAGGTCGGAGAACAAGATATACAACTATTAAGTCAACTACCACTTGATAAATTTCACAGGAAATACAAATAATGGCAATGAACACCCCCACCTCAGGTGAATCAAGTTACAGCTATCCTAGAAAGTTAGCTGATATTCCTTTTGCATCCTTTATAAGAATTAAAAAGTATTCATACGAAAAAGGTATGGAACTTGTTGGGAAAGAACAAAATGATGTTTTAGGTGCTTTCCAAGATAGCAACTTAATGAAAAATTTAACAGAAGGTATATCAGATAGACTTTCAGATATCTATTCTGATGGAGATAGTGGTGAACAATACATAGAAGGATCGGAAGCAGACGCAATACAGCGAGTTCGTGAAGACACACGAGGATGGGGGTCTCGTTTTTATAATCCTTGGAATGTATGGGGATTTGATAAGAGGGAAGATGACGATATTAAAAAACTTGAATTTGAACTTGGTGATGGTAATACCGTTACTTTAAACGAATTACTTCAAAAGAAAGAAGATGTAATAAATTTCAATAACCAAGGTTATGAATCAACATATTGTAATTTACCACTACCACTGGACTTTCAATATGGTTATGATGCAAATTGGAATAATACATTTAAGTTAGGTACTATGGCATTAGCCGCTGATGATCCTGGAAGATTGGCACAGATTATAGCAGGTGGTGGATTAATTGGTGGTGCAGTGGAACTGATGAACCAAGCTAATGCTGGTGAGTTTAATAATAAAAATAATGAATTTAAGCAAAATCAATTTAATAATAAACTAGACAAAACTGGTTATAATTGGTCTGCAGTAATAACAGACGGAGTAAGGAGTGGTGCAGAAACAGCAGGTAATTTATTTAAAGTAAACAGTAATATATTCGATCCAACTAACATTGTTGGTATGGCTGGTCTAGCACCAAATGAAAACGCTATTCAATTCTTCAAAAAAATGGAGTTTAGATCATTTACCCTAAACTTTGAGTTTGCAGCAAGAAATAAAAACGAATCAGAAGACATTAAAAAAATTATTAAATGGTTCAAAATTGGTATGCATCCAGTACCACAACAAGCTGATGGAGCTGGATCTGGTGTATTATTAGGTTTTCCAGATATATTCGTACTCGAACCTAGATTTGTGCCTGGTAAACCAAAAGGTGATATGACTGAAGCTGAGATTCATGTTCATCATCCAATGATGCCATCAACAAAATTATGTGCATTGAAGAGCATGAACATCAATACCACACCTGGACAAGCTTTCAATACTGTATTTGATGGAACTATACCTATAATTACTGTGAGGATGGTCTTCAATGAATTAACTGCACTCACCAGAGGAGATTTCATGACAAACGAGAACTTATAATCATGTTATTTAAAAATTTACCAAATTTATACTACAATATTCAGACATCTCCTTCAGATGCTAGATTATTAGCAGCTAAAAATATTTTTAGGAGGGGTCAGATTCTTGATGAATATAAAGATTCTATCACAATTTTTGATGAATTTATAGTAAACAATGGTGAAAAACCAGAGATTATAGCTGATAGACTTTATAATAACCCCTTTTATTCATGGACTTTATTTATTGCGAATGATATCGTAAATTACTATGAACAGTGGCCACGATCATCAAAACAATTAGCAGAATATGTAGAATCTAAGTATGATAATCCACAAGCTATTAAGCATTATGTGACCACAGAAGTTAAACAAGGAAATAATGTAATTGTACCTGCAGGTAAAGTTGTACCTCAGACTTATTCTGTAAGTTATTTTAATGGTACTACTACAGTTACTGCTAATCCAACGGTATCAATAACAAACTATCAATATGAAGAGCAAATAAATTCAGAAAAAGAAAAAATACAAATTATAAGACCCGATATGATTGAAAATTTTGTTGCTTCATATTATCGTAGACTTCGCAAAGGCGGTGTTGTAAACGTTGGTATTAGTGCGTTTGATATATCAATGTGAAACTAAAATTGCCCAAGAAAAAATTATTTGTGGATGCCTTAAAAACTAATAGGTGGCCAGTGAATTGGTTTGACCCGAAAAAAGATAAAGAGAAAGAAAGAAAAGATAGGATAGCAAAATTATACCCACAAAAAAAGACCCCCTAGCAATGGGGGTCTTTTAGTTTTATCTGTACCTAATCTTCTTGTGCTAATTTAGCGAAGTAAGATAGTGTATCATCTTCCCCGTCCGAGGATGGGGCAGCACTTCTACTGAGTACAGGTTCTGGAGTTGCTTCCTCTTCAAACTGTTCCTCCTCCACTTTAGCAGCAGAGTAATTACCTTTGAGAGTTCTCTCCAAACGTTCTTTAAGTTCGTCATAAGACTTGAACTGATCATCAGCAGTAAATGCAGCGAGACTGTGTTCTTGCTTCCAGATACCCTCAAGTTCCTTATCGCTAAGGTCGCCAAGTGTTGTTGGAGCATCAAACTCAGATTTGTCGTAGTTCCAGAAACCTGCAACCTTAGTGATCTTGAGTTTGAAGTCAGCACCCTTCCATAGATCGAATGGGTTTACTGGTGTTTCATCCTCAAATGCTGGTTGCATTGATTCCATGATCTTATCAAAGATCTTCTTACCATAACGGTAGAGGAACACTTTTCCTTCATTAGAAGGATTTGCACTATCCTTGACAACGTAAATGTTGCTGTAATAGTTTAACTTACGTTTCTGGTTACGTGCTTGTGCTCTCTGTGGAGAACCTTCGCCACCAGAATTCCAGAGTTCCCTGTTCAAATCAGAAACAGGATCCTTTTTGCCTAAAGTCGTTAG